GGCGGCAAGAACGTGCGTCGAGCTGACGGCGCCCGTGGCCGACGTGTTGTCCTGGCGGACAGAATTGCCGGTGAGCGTGACCTCGCTGACGACCACGACAGCGCCGGTCGTGCTGGTCGTGTCCTGTCTTGCGCTATTGCCGGCCAGAGCATGCGTCTGCGTGACGGCGGCAGCAGTGCTGGTCGTGTCCTGGCGGACGTTGTTTCCAGCGGCGGTGTGCTGGCTGCTGACCGCGCCGGTCGTGCTGGTGTGGTCGGTCCGGCTGTTGTTGCCGGTGAGCGTGATGCCGGCAGCGCCCTGACCCAGCAGCAGGGGCAGCAGCATGGGCTTACTCCAGCGTGAACACGATCTGGATGTTCACGTTTCCGACGGCGCTGTTGGTGGTCTGGTCAATCTTCAGACCCTCGTTTTCGCGTATGACCCATCCGGTTTCTCCTGCCCCGAGCGTCCCGCCCATTGGCACATGGTTCAGCGTGCTCGCCATCGAGGCGTAGGAGGTGGTTTCTTCGGACGAGCCGTTGAGCAGTTGCAGCGTGGCTGAGGCGGTTGCGCCGCCTGTGGCCTTAATGCGTGCCGTGACTTGAGCAGGAAGGTTAGCGTCGGCGCTGTCAAACTTCTGCGGCGTGAGCGTCGTGCCGCCCGTACCCACTGCTGAGGTGCGGATCACCTCGTAGGTTTGCCCCACGCCCGTGACTGCCGCGAGCGCGGGGATGACGTAAAGCCCGACCACGCGCATGATCTTGCCGCTGCCGGTGGCGTTGAAAATGTCAAACAGCGTGGTGCGGGCTGCGGCAACGTGAACCGTGTTGCCCGTGAACACAATGTAGGTGTCCTTGCTGTTCAGCATGTGGCCAGACTTGTCCGCCAGCAAAACAACCTGATGCTCTTTGCCGCTGATGAGTTCAGTCGCCACCGTCGCGCCCGAGCCGGGCGTGACCAGGATTGAGTCGTTTGCCAGAGACATGGCCTACCTATCAGGGAGCAACCGGCTGCTTGGCGGTGTAGACCAGCGAGGGGAAGTTGACCGGGTTGCCAGCGGTGATGGTCTGGCCCGAGGTCTCTTCCGTCACCCACAGCACCTTGCTGTTGACCGTGTCAACGAAGGCAATGTGGTTGCTGGCGCTGCCGCCAGTAGCGTTGGCTGAGGTGTCGCTCTTGCCAGAGGCCGTGGTCAGCGTGCGGTCGTTGCCGGACGAAGCCAGGGTGAAGTCGGTCGAGGTCATGGCCGCTTCAGCCAGGATGGCGCTGTTCACCGTGGCGTAAGTAGCGCCAAAGGTGTACGAGCTGATAACTGCCATCTTGTTGCAGTTGACTTTGATGAAGTTCGGACCCTGGTCCAGAACATCGGGGTGGGCGTACTTGGCCATGAGGGGCTCCTATGAATCAGATGCGCTGCATGCGCACGGAGAGGTTGGAACGTGTGTGGCCGTGACCGGCCCGCTGCCTTGCGACGTTCAGTCCAGCCGCGAACTCCGCCTTCCTGGCAGCCGCCAGCTTCAGGTCGGTGTAGGGTTTGCCGGAGGAAATCATGAGACGCCCCAGCGCCCCGGCAGCAATCGTTTCGGCGTAGTCCTCGAAGAGGACGTCTTCGACCGCCGTGGAGGAGCGCGAGGGCTTCAGCGCGACCCGCAGCGTCAGTCCGTTCTGGTACGTCTTGTCCGGCAACGGCCAGACAGAGATCGTGCGCTCCGACTTCTGGAGGTAGCGCATCGGCAGGGACGGCGCCGCCTGGAAGGAGTTGTAGAGCCGGTTGTAGACCGACGCCTCACGGACGATGTCCGGGTGCATGGGCTCCATCCGGTTGTTCTCCATCCAGGCCCTCATGACCTTGATGACGACATAGCCGGACGGGGCCTCCAGGTCGTAGTCGACCTCGCCTTCGTAAACGGTGATGGGCTCGTGGTCCTTGACCAGAACAAGGCTCTTCTCGCAGAACTCGATGCAGGTGTCCTTGACGGCCAGGAGCGCCGACACCTCGGCGCAGCCCGGGACCTCAATCAAGACCCGCGAGAGGAAGTCCTCGTAGGACGCCATCAGACACCGCCTGCCTGGATCGCCGCAGCGTTGGGCATCGCGCCCTTGCTGTTGAGGTCAGGCGAGAACGCCACGTCCTTCTGCGTCTTGATGCCCAGCATCGAGTACACGGTCTGGAGGTAGCCGGCGGCAAGCTGCGGGTTCTGGGAGAACTCCGCGTCCTTGCTGTAGGCACGGTACATGGCGTAGTTGAGGACCGACTCCAGGTAGATGTCAGCGACCGTCAAGTCGGTGTTCATTGTTCCTGCGACGTTGCCGGAGTTGTAGACGATCTCCGTCGGGGAGACCGAGTACATGACCTCAATCTTGGTGCCGGCAATCGCGGGCGGGTACACGTAGTACGCCAGCGGGTTGCGGTTGTCGTAGATGAAGTGCTTGATGGTCCCGGCCGCCGTGGTCGTGTGCCACATCGGATCCTGGGAGTCGAGCACCTCGCGGTCGACAACGCGGATCGAGCGGCCGCCCGTAATCCCGTCGAGCGCGATGTTCCGAATGATGTCCAGCAAGCGGAAGCCGCCGGCCGGGATGCTTTGCTTGGTGCCAGCAACCAGGGTGACGGTGCTGTTGGAGACGCTGGAGTCCGGCCGCACCAGAGCGATCAGCTTCTGGGCGTCGTTGATCCAACTGACGAGTTCGTTGTCGAGCCAGCGAGTCCCGTCTTGGTCGTTCAAGAGGATTCGTGCGCGGCTGATGATGTCAGAGACTTTCACGGTTCATCCTTTTTGCGCGGAGGCTGTCGAGCCTCTCGCTTGAATGTTTCGATGGCGTCATCCAGCGGCGGAAGCGGTGGCCTCGACCGTGAATTCTGGGTGGGAGTCTTGGACTCCGGCTCCGGAGTTGGCGCCTGCTTGGGAGGTAGGTCGTAGGGCTCCATGTCGTCGCGCTGAGCCAGACGCTCAGACCAAACGAAAACGTGCCCAGACCACTTCTGCTTGAGGTACTTGGTCATGTGAAAAAGGGGAGCCGGTTGCCCGACTCCCCCTCATGCCAGCTCACACTAGGTGGCTCAGCCGATCACTTGCGGATGTAGCCGTGGACCAGGGCTTCAGGCTTGGTCACCTTGTAGCCGTACACGTTCAGGCCGCGCATGATGTTGCCGAACGTCTGCTGCGAACGCAGGGTCTCGACGTTGGTGATCTGCGAGGCGAACGAGATGGCGTCACGGGTGCCGGCCATGATGTTCCAGGCGGTGCTGTCGGCGTTGGCGGCGGTGCCGCCAGGAGCCGCATCACCACCCAGGTCGGCGGTCGTGGCCAAGTTGTTGGACACGTACAGCGTGAACCGGTCAATCATGCCCAGCTTGCCGTTGCGCAGCGGGGTGACGCTGTCGCCAGTCAAGTAAGCCTGCTTCAGGTCCGAGCGCTTGATCATCGACGCCATCCAGGCGGGGATCACCACCCAGCGGCCAGTCTCAGGCACGTTCTGCTCGTCCAGGCACAGGCCCATGTCCAGGATCATGTCCAGGACCGTGGAGCTGGTGATCTGGCGGGGAGCACCCGTCGCACCGAGGTTGATGCCGCCGGACAGCGCGCCAGCGTTGGCGCCCTTGTTGGCGGTGGCTGCGTCGGCAAAGACGCCGCCCAGGACGTCGCCGTCGATGGCGATCTTCATCTGCTGACTCGCGTCATCAGTGAACATATCCATCAACTGGACGTCGGCCTGCACCTTGTCCACGTCGTCCAGGATGACGGCAAAGTACTTGCCCTTGTCGATATTCAGCTCCAGAGGGGCGCTGGTCGGAACCTGATTGGTCAGGTTCATGCCCTTCTGGTAGTTGTTGATCGTGATGGTCGGGATGGAGCGGATGTTGACCTTGTCGCCGTGGCCCTTGATCTCGCCTTCCCAGTCGTTGTTCGTGATCTCACCGAGAACGGTGGACTTGTAGAACTTGACCTGGAGCTTGCCAGACCAGATCTCCGGGATGAACCCGGAAGCGCCAGCGTAAGAGTCGACGCCACTGCCGGCGCCGTAGTAGTTTCCAGATACTGCGAGAGACATTTGAAACCTCGATGAGTTGAAGCCAGTGGCTTACCGGACCCTTCGGTCGCGGACAGCCTCCTGGATGTCCTTTTCAATCGCAGCAGCTTGATCGGCGGAGTACTCGCCTCGGCGATCACGTGCGTAGAAGTCAGCCACCTCCGCCCGGGTCCAGATCTTCTTGCCTGGGGGCGGGGCATCTGCCCTCGTTGTCACTGGCGCCACTTGAGACTCCAACGAATCTTCTGCTGCAACCTGGGTCTTGGACTTGGTCTTCTTGTAGGCATCGAAGAACCGGGCGACGCGCATCGCGTCCTTCCGCTTCTCCGCCTGTGAAAGAAGCTCTTGCCTCTGGTAGCCGGTCAGTTCGTCGTGTTCGGCAAGCCAACTGTGGAACTCAGGGTCGTCGTTGATGGTCATCCAGTCCGGGATCGACGCCGCCAGCTTCTCGTAGAAGGTGGCCTCATGCGTCTGCTCGGACGTCGACTTCATCGACTTCAACTGCGACTTGAGTTCTGCGATCTCCTGGTCCTTGGCCCCGACCTCTTCGCGCGCTGCGCGTCTGATCAGGTCCACCAGGGGTTCGCCGAACTCCTGAATTTCCTCAGGCTTGACGAGTGACTGCCTGTCCTTGGACGACTCCAGGGCTGCGATCTTCTCCCGCAGCTCGGTCATCTCGGCGTCTCGCTCTTTCAGCGCGGCGTTCAGCCTGGGGATCTCTGCGTTGTACTTGCCATGCAGGGATCTGTACCGGGCTTCCCAGGGCTCGTCTCCCGTGTTCGGGGCGGGCGCTGGCGGCGGCGGAGGGGGCGCAGGCTCCTGGGTAGGGGCTGGCGCCGGCTCTTGGGCCGTAGGCTGCGGTGGTGACTTGAGACGGTTGAGTGCCTCTTCTGCCTTTCGCTCCGCCTCTAGGACGGCACGTGGGAGATCCAATTCCAACTCCTTGAGCCTTCACTGTCCGTCGCGGGCCTTGCGTATCCGCGCCTTCAAGTTCCGGTGTTCTCGGGACCGGTGAAACGCCACCGATAAAGCGTTTGCCCAAATGGGCTATTTGCGCCTGGAGTGCTGTGTCTGACGTGACGCCCTGGTCTTCCTGATCAGGTCGTCGAGCGTCTGACACGCTCCTTGCTGCCACCTCAGAATGACTTCGTCTTTCGTGTGGTGGCTGGCAGTTTTGAGGTCGGCAAGAGACTCCTCAAGCCAACCCAGAACCACCTCGAATTCCGAACTGCCCTCCAAGGAGGCCAGTGCCGCGGTGACTCTATCTGGGGTTTGTTTGAGCACGCTTTACTTGCGGTAGTCCTGGTGGCCGCGCGTGCCGCCGGTGCCGCCAGATGGGCCAACACAACCGCAGGTTCTGGCCGCCGAACCCACGAGGCCGCCGTCAGCCATGTAAGCCATCGGGGCGGCACGGTTCATTGGTTGCCGCTGCATGGGCATGGGCCCGGCCATTGGCTTTGGCATAGCTCGCTTCATCATGGCGTCATCCCTTCTTCATGGGCTTGGAGGCGTACTGAGACGCCGACATCTTTCCGCTGGCCAGCTTCTGACCAGTGGCTTTCAGTCTGGCTGGTGACTTGCTGTCGCCCTCGGCCTTCTCGCGTCGCGCGTACTCGGCCGGGCTGACCTTGCCAGAGCGGACCATCCGCGCTTCCTTGCGCTCCTCGGCTGGGGTCTGCTTGCCGCTGAATGCTTTCGTTGCCATGGAGTACCTCTACAGGGGTGGGAGAGCGCCCGGGTCAGCGGGCATCTGGGCGTCGCTGGGCGCTCCTGGCGCGGCGACCTGCTGCTGGCCGCCAGCCATCTGCTGGGCCGCCATCTGGAACTGCATCTGCTTCTGTTGATCGAACGCCAGCTTGTCGGGCGTGGGCACGATCCGGCTGGTGTCCATCTGGAGGGAGTCCGCCACCTCGTGGAGCAGGTAGGCGCGACCGGGCAGGCCGACGATCTGGAGGTCGACGGGGTTGGCCGTGGACTGGAGGAACTCCATGCGCCGCTGCTGCAACTGCTCCTTGAGGACCATGCCCATGGCGCCACGGGCGATGACCTTGAAGTCACCCTTGATGGCCGGGTCTGGGTCGTAGAGCATGTTGTGGATGTAGAGCCGATCCACCATTGCGGAGACCACCTCGTCCAAGGCGGCGATGGCGGTCTTGATGCCCTTGGCCGCGTTGTCCATCAGCATGGACAGACCTGAGGCTGTGCGGCCCGCGCCGCCACCGGTCTGGCCGGAGTAGAGGTACGCCGGGATGCCGGTCACCTCGTCGGACATCTTCATGAAGTACTGGTAGACGTTGAGAAGCTCCGACGAGTTCATGCTGGGCTGGAAGAAGCGCACCGCAGGCTGGCCGCCGCCCGTTCGATCGGACGTGGTCTGCCAGATCTTCCAGGGGAACATCGAGGTCACATCCTCGCCGTCAGGCAGGCGGTCGACCTGGATCTCCGCCTGGGGTCCGGAGGCGATGCCCATGTTGTTGGCCAGGGAGCGCGCCGCCGCGTTGCACATGATCTGCACGTCGCGCATCTGCTCTGGCAGGGCGGTGCCCCAGAAGGAGCCCGGGATCTCGTTCCACTGGGCGATCTCGTAGGGGCGGCGCCCCAGGGGATCTGGGTTGATCGACACCTTGATGACGAAGGGGCCGATCTGCCAAGCGGTGACCTCGTACTCGCGGTTCCACTCGATAGGCATCTTCTTGGTCGGCTTCAGACCCCAGTCCAGGAGCATCTTGCCGCTGACCGAGCCCCAGAACTCCAGCGCCTCGATCACCTCCTTGGTGAACAGACGGGAGTGGGGCTTGCCCTCCAGGCGATCGCGCTCCTGGTCGCCCATGAGCCACTGGCGGAAGCCGTTGTCGCCGAAGCGCTCAAGCACCTGATCCAGGGCTTCATCGTTGTAGCCAGGGACGCCACGCAGGTCCTGGAGCGCCGCGCGGGACAGGCGGTGGCGCTGGATGAAGAAGCCGTCCTGCGGCGAGCTGGCGTTCGGAGACGGGTAGGCGTCGTAGGGTGACACGCGCTCGAAGTTCTTGGCGTAGTCGCGCAAGATCACCGCCTGATGGCCCGGGCCCCAGGTGATCTTCTTCTTGCGCTGGACGACCGGCCCCTTGAAGACGGCCGACGGGTAGGTGACGAAGTCGTTGACGAAGTCCCGGAACGCCTGGGAGAAGCGCCCCAGATTCAACTGGTCCTCGATCTTGTCGCCCATGCGCTTGGCCGCCTCCTTGGCCTGCTCGCGCAGCTTGTCCATGACTTGGTCATGCACCTCTTCCATGCGAGCGCGAAACGCCTCCGGGTGGACAGCGCCGCCAGCCTGGACGAACTCGTCCATCTCCATGCGCACAAGGTCCACGATGCCGGCTGAGACCTCCGGCGGAACCTCGGGCTCCTCAGCGGTGTCAAGGTCGAACACGCGCCGTCCGGCCGACAGCATGATGTCGCGGATCCAGCTCTCGGCGGCCCGGCACTTGATGTCGGTCAGGCGCATGTAGATGTCGGAGCCGCCGGTCTTGGCGATCTCCATCGCCTTCTCCGGGTCGTAGACGCCACGCCGCTGGCGTTCACAGGCCAGCAGTCGTTCCACGATCTCGGTCTTGGCGAACTTGGAGCGCGACCAGCAGTCCGTGATGTGGCTCGACAGAGGTGTGTGCAGCAGGTCGTACTCGTTGGAGGGCGCCTGTTTGACGTCGATGTCCACCTCCATGGGAGGCGGCGGTACTGCGATGGCGTTCATGTCCAGCCCTTGTTCGATGCGTTCACGACCGCCCTTGCGCGAACCGGGCTGAGTCCGTTGCGGACTCGCATGCACAGGTACTGAAGCGCGTCATGAGGGTGTGAGAACTGATCCTTGATGGGTCGGTCTCTGTATCGCGCCGAACCTGAGGTCTTCAGGCGCTCGTAGCGGTAGCGGCCGTTCATGCCTTTGCGCAGGGTCGTGCAGCTTGGGTCCAGCAAGAAGCCGGGCCCGCCGTCGATCATGCGGGTCAGGAAGTACGCAACAGATTCTCGGCGGGGAATCCAGTCGTTGGTCGGTGCGGGCTCGGTGGGGATGCCCAGCTCTGCCAGCTCTTGCAGACAGGTGCGCTCGTCGGTCTGAGCGCGGATCTGGCCGGCGGGGTCGCCCTCTGAGAAGCGGGCAAAGCCGTTGTACTTCGTGGTCAGAACCGGCCGCACCACATCGGATGCGAACTGGCGGATGCCCATGTCCTCGGCCACCAGCTCTTCGAGGATGTGCAGACGCCCGTTTGGCATCATCTGGCCAATGATGCAGCTCGGCGTGAGACCGAAGTCCCAGCCCAGGATGATGGGCAGCCCACGGGTTGGCTTGAGGGGCTCAGACGCCACGTGGACGCGGTCATTCCACTCGGGGTAGACCGGCTTGCCGTCGGAGGTGGTGCCGTAGTTGCCGCGCAGGAAGACGTTGATCCAGGTGTCGAGCTTGCCGCCAAGCTGTTGCAGGTAGTACCCATGCCCGTTGGGCAGGTTGTCGGTGTTCTCTGCGTCGGGGTTGGGGACGTTCTCCTGCTTGTCCTGGTCGAAGTACAGGCCGCCGGGCTGGCGGAAGAACTTCCAGCCCTTGGGCGTCTCGACCTCGGCGAAGTGGTAGTACCAGTGGTCGTCGTCCGGAGGGTTGGTGTCCAGGATCACGCCGGTCCAGGACGGGCCGCCCTTGAGCTTGGAGGGGAAGCGCCCAACCCGCTGGGTGGTCATGTCAAAGACGCCACGCGCGATCTCGGACGCCTCGTTGATCCAGACGCCAGTGAGTTCCAGGGAGCGCAGCTTGCCGGTGTCGGTCTCGGAGTCCAGCGCCAGGAAGACGACCTCCAGGTCCATCGCCGTGCCGTCGCCGATGTCGTCGATCCTCATGTGCGAGGTGATCGGCGTGTCCCACCGGATGGGCGCCACGTTGGACGGGAACCAGGTCTCCCAGGTCTTGATCGTGGTGGACTTCAGCTCGGGGTAGGTGTTGCGGATGATCGCCCAGCGGGAGCGCCTGACGCCGTCGTGCCAGGGCTCCTGGCGCAGCGCCCGCATGACGATCTCGACGCAGCAGGAGCTGGACTTGCCAGAACCCACCGGACCCATCAGGCCACGAACGAAGCTGCCGTCCTGGTGGAACGAGGCCGCCACCGGACCCGGCGGGTGATAGGTGACGAGCGAGTCGTCGGCGACCGCGCTCACTTGGGCAGATTCGCGTTCAGGTTGAACGTGATGCCCTGGGCGCCAGTGTCGAGCTTGACGTCAGAAAGGTTGGGCAGCGACTTGTCGAGCAAGATCTTCGCAGCCTTGATCTGCGAATCGCTCATCGCCGTCTTGCCGGTGATGTGGTCGTGTAGCCGGTTGATGTAGTACGCCGCCTGGATCTTTGCCCGGGTGTCGTCATCGTGCCGGATCTTGCGAATGCGAGCGGCCATGGTGTGACTCCTTGGCTGCCCAATGTAGTTGGGGGTTTGGTGACCCGTGACGTGGGTCAGCCGGCCTGGTCACCGCTCAGGAGGAGACGGTTCGCGGCCCAGGCTGCGGAGGTTATGCCCCACCAACCGCTGGGGTGACGCAAGTTACACCTGCCAGACCAATGTAGGCGGGAGTCCAGCGGAAATGTCCAGGGGGTTCAGGGGTAATGGTCCAGGGGGTTTCCGCCGCCAGACAGCCAAAGCTGGCACGATCCTTGCGTATTTGTATTCTATCTGTAGTAAACCGTACTACGGTATACCGTACTACGGTAAACCGTAGATAGAAAACCGGTATTCCTTGTACAAGAATACAAAGAATGTATTCCATACAGATGGTATACCGTATGTATTATTTACTACGGATAACCGGTATTCCTTGTGCAAGAATACAAAATCTCTTTACTACAGATGGCATGGTATACCATCGGTCCGGTATACCATCTATACGGTATACCGTAGAGTAAGAGAGATATGAGAACTCCTGTCTACTACCGTAGACAGTCGTTCTGTAGGTAGAGATACAGAAAGTCCTGGAGTCCCAAGACACCCCCATGGCGCTCTCCGATGGTCCACATGGGGGTAGGGTGCCACCCACCCCACGATCGAAGCTACAAAGCCCGATACAGCGGTCCTGGAGGGTGTCCCACAGCCGTGGCGACCCACCGGTTGGGGTTGAGGTTGGTCAATGACTCCCGCTTGAGATGGGGATGGCCTTCGCGCTTGAGGTGGGGATAGCAGTGGAGTCCTCATACCCCCGCACTCCGACTACGTGGCCACATGCCACCCACCCCCCCTACCGCCTCCCAGGCGATCTCCACCAGGCCGGCGCACCACCGTCGGCGCTCCAACTGATTGGTAATCCGTCGCTCATGTAGCAACGACGCGGGTTTGCGGGCGTTCTGTACGTCTTTTGTGCGGTAGCAACGGGTTCTCCCGTCTCCTGCGGAGAGACGGGATCTCCCTCTCTGACGAGGTGATAGTTTGTAGCTATCGGTTGCGCGGAAACGACAGCCTGCGCCTATCACTGACTAACCCCTTGATTCGTAACACCCTTCGGAGACTGACCATGGACAAGTACCAAGAGCACCTCGACAGCCAACCGGACGACTCCCGCTGGGATGGTTTCTGCCGTGGCGACGCAGGCCAGCCTGACCCAGAGCCCGGCTTCCTCACGTTTGCCCAGGCCAACGCGCAGGCCAAGGCCTTGGCGCTGAAGGGTCGGCGTGTGAGCGTGATCCGCATTGCTGACGGCTGCTTCGAGGTCTTCGAGCGCTGAGTCGTGTCCGCCCCTCCTGACGGAGGAGGGGCGTCCTCTTCCTTGTTGTGACCCGCTTCGGCGGGTTTTTTCATTTCTGGAGACCTCACACATGACAACGATCGCAAAAGGCTGCGCCTGGGTAGCCATGATCCTCAGCATCGCGTTCAGCCTGTACCTGGGCTGGCTCGGCATGACCGACCGGATCGGCGTACTGCCGACGGTCTTCGGGATGTGTTTCTCGATGCTCCTGGGCTGGATCTCGGCTTGCGTGTCGGACAGCCTCTGATGGACCGCCTCACGCTTCCTGAGCGCCTGGCGCTCTTCGATCAGCTTCGGCTGATGCAGCTCCGGCACTGGCCTGCCGGCGCTCTCTGGGTCTACCTGACCCACCCACAGGGGCGCGCCCGCCTGTACCGCGGTGGGTCGTTCGACCTCTTCCGCGCCGGGTGACCCCGCTGCCTTCCCGCCCCTACGGGGGGCGGGACGTCCGCTTTCCCTTTTTCCTTTTCAACCTTTCAGGAGAGACACCATGTCTGTTCGCGTTCCCACTCCCGTGATGATTTCCCGCCTGCTGCGTAACGGCTTCTCGCAGGCTGACAAGCCCGAGATCTTCGGCAGCTTCGACGCTGCGTTCGAGGCGATCCGCCTGCTCGACTCTCAGCGCTGGACCAAGCCGGCGTCTGAGGCTTCCGTGGCCAAGGCGCAATCCCTTGGCGCCCAGCTCGGCTGGATCCCGCGCGACTACGCAGGCTCGCCGCAGGTCTTCAAGTCGATGCAGATCGACATCTGCGCCAAGTTAGACGCCATGGACAGCCTGGAGCACGGCCCCGCCAGGCGGGTCGCCCAGGAAGCGCTCATCGCGGAGCTGCGCCGCTACCTCACGCGCTCTGTGCTCGGTGCCGACCAGCGCCAGCGTGGCCGCGTAGACGTCGTGCGTCCGGTGCAGCAGCCGGCGACGGAAGAAGCGCCGTTCTGACGCAAGCAGGCTGGGGCGAAAGCCCTGGCCTGCGTCTCTCGCTTTCACCTCCTCACGACTCAATCACTACATGAGGCATCCATGGACGAACTGATCACATTGCGGGTCACTGTGGCCCGCCTTGCCCAACGGGCAGCCGTCGACAACAAGCTGCGCGTCACAGGCAAGGTTCACGAAGAGCTTGTCGAGCTGGCAAGCACCAGACGGGAAGGTTGGAACAACCTGCTCTGGTTCATCAGCGAAGAGCTGTCTCGGCTGCAAGAGGCTGACCGCCGCCAGTACCACGAGGGCGAGGCCAACGCCACGCCTGAGTTCTACCTGGGCACCTACGACGACCCAGTGCTGGAGGGCGAGCATGCCTTTTGAGTTTCAACCCCCTGACTTCCGCCGGGTTGCCGACGCTCTGGAGCACCTCACGGACTCCGTCGCCGAGCTGTACCCGGAGGATCGAGACACCCTCCTGCTTGCCAGCGTCATGCTGCGCTCCGCCGCCGCCAAAGCGGAGGCGGCAGGGTGAAGAACTTCAGGGCCAACCACATCAGCGACTCGCTGGCCCGCGCTCTGTGGGCCTCGCTGCCGCCAACACCCAAGCCGGCGCCCAAGCCCGGCAGAGGACGCCACACGCGCCCGCCCACCAAGGAGCCCGACAAGGTGCTGCTTGAGGTGCGCAGGCTGCGTGAGAGCCAGGGCTTTATGCCGGCCCAGATCCAGCACCACATGGCGCAACTGGGCGTCAACCTGAGCACGGCCAGGGTCTACCAGATCCTGTCCTACCAAGTCCGGGCGCACCTCGTGCCCGAGATCACGACCCGTCCGTACTGGACACCAACCGCGCAGAAAGGAGAAACCAATGCGCAACGCCTCGACGACCAAGAAGGGTCCCGGCCGGTATCACCGCAAGGGCCACCAGAAGGCATCCCCGCCCAAGGCGCGGGTTAAGACCCGCCGCCGCTACTGAGCGGCAAGCACGACGACAAGGGGCACCGCAAGGTGCCCTTTGTCATTTCCACGAGTCCTCACGACTCAATCTCTACACGAGGAACCCATGAAAGCAATCTTGATTGACCCGTTCGAGCAGACCGTCAAGGAGGTTCAGTACTCCGGCGACTTCAACCAGATCTACGACCTCATCGACGCCCAGACGTTCGACGTAGCCCGCATCTCCCGCGGCGACGGCATCTTCGTCGACGACGAGGGCCTGCTCAACGCGCCCACCCACTTCTTCGAGCACTCGGAGTACCACAGCCCTCTGGCGGGCAAGGGACTCATCGTCGGCTGCGACGAGGAGGGCGAGAGCGTGGACTGCAAGACCACCCTTGACGAGGTCAAGGCCAAGGTCACCTTCTCCAACATCCTCCAGATCCGCGCGAGGTACGCATGAACTTCAAGACCCATCACCAGACCCGTATGGACATCAACGGGACTCACCTCCAGGGCTACCTCAAGTCCCCGTACTACGACCTGCTCGCTCTCTTCGGAGAGCCCATGGAAGGCGACGGCTACAAGGTGGACGCCGAGTGGAACGTGCGGTTCGAGGACGGCACCGTGGCCACCATCTACAACTACAAGAACGGCAGGAACTACCTCGGCACTGACGGCCTGGACGTCACCGACATCACCGACTGGAACATCGGCGGCTACACCAAGCAGGCGCACACCCACGTCCTGGCGGCCGTCATTGAGTTCCTCAACCGCATGACAAGGAGCACGGCATGAACATCAACCTCAACGAGCTGCTCAACGCAGCACTGACGCAGTCCGTGGCCAGCGCGATCCAGCCGATCGTCCAGGCCAATGTCGAACTCAGGGACCGAGTCTCAGCCCTTGAGGATCAGATCAACATCCTGGTCAGCACCATCTCCAAGGTCGCCACTGAGGCGGCTGAGGCGGCAATGGAGCTGCACAACCAGCACTACGTACACGATGACTTTGTCACCGACGTCAGTGAGGCTGTCGAGCAATGCCTGAATGACATGAACCTCGCGGAGTACATCGACATCGATGACCGAGTCACAGACGCTGTCCGCAACCTGAGCTTTACCGTGGAGGTGTCGTGAAGTCCACGTTCAACACCGGCAAGGTTGAGATCGGAAAGTACTACGAGCCTCCTCGCAGGTTCGAGTCAAGCCTCGACATGGACCGCCTGCAACAGGCACTGCTCAACCGACCTCGCAGCTTCGACCGCAAGTCGGTGACCACCTACGTGACTCTGGCCACAGCCGTCCTCGGGCTGGCTGTGCTGCTTCGGTGACTGCTTCGTCCCCGCCCCCTGTCGAGGGGCGGGTTCTCCGCTTCTCTTTCCCGGCCCGCTAACGCGGGCTTTTTCATTTTTGGAGACCAATCATGAGGCTTTACGAGCTTCCGTACTTCCTGTCACTGACCAAAAACTCATCCCGCTTCCAGCGGCTCATGTTCAAGCTCAACGAGAGCAACCCCGGCGCCTGCAACGACATCTTGGAAATGATGATGACGTATAGCTACAGGGCACCCGAATTCGCAGACCGCGTACGGGACTTCGCGTACGAGTCCGAAGTCAGGCTCTTCCGTGGAGACAACATGAACGTCGTGCCCATGCTGAAAGCGCTCAGCATGATTGGGCACTTCGTCTCCCAGCAGCTCACACGTCTTCGCAGACTCATCACCCGCATCGACGACCACGCCAATGACCGTGACGAGGCCATGGATTGGATGCGGTCGGAACTCGACGTCCTGCTGTGCGACGAATGCGGCGAGTGGGAGTACTCGGACATGCTCAGAGACACCTACGGCGGCAACGACGTCTGCCGCAGCTGTATCGATGACGCCTACGTCTACCTGGGCCGGTACGACCAGTACGTCTACTCAGACAGCGTGATTACGGCGCTCGATGAGGACGGCGACAGGACCGAGATCCATTGCGATGACCCAAACTTCATGTGGCACGACGGGCTGGATATACGGGCCCACGTTGACTACGAGTACGAGCCGCCGGAGCCGGAGGTCATCGCCAGCTACCACTCCAGCAAGGGCCGGTTCCGCTTCCAGCGCGACGACTGGACCGCCATCCACAAGCGCTTCCTGGGCGTGGAGCTGGAGGTCGAGATGGCCGACCGGTACGCCGAGACCAAGGCCAAGGCGCAGCAGCTCAACGAGCTGATCAACGATGGCGAGGTCGGCAGCAAAGTGTTCTTCGAGCGCGACGGCAGCCTGACCAACGGCTTCGAGATCATCTCGCACCCGCAGTCCCTGCCGGCGCATCGGGAGATGTGGACGTGGCTGCAAGACAAGGCCGCCACCAAGGGCCTGATCTCGCACAAGAGCACGTCCTGCGGCCTGCACGTTCACGTCAACCGCGACAGCCTGACCAAGCTCCAGATCGCCAAGATGGTGGCGTTCGTGAACAACCCTGACAACAAGGAGTTCATGACCGCGCTGGCCCGCCGCTACGGCGAGCTGTCCGGCTACTGCCGCATCAAGCAAGGCAACGCCAAGGTCAAGAAGCCGGAGTCATCCGACCGCTACGAGGCGGTCAACGTGACGCCGACCAAGACCATCGAGTTCCGCATCTTCAAGGGCACCTTGAAGTACGAGTCACTCGTGGCAGCCCTGGAGTTTGTCCACGCCCTGTGTGAGTACACCGCCCGCTGCGGCGACTGCTCCGTCTCTGACCTGGGCTACGAGTCCTTCCTCAAGTTCGCAGAGACCAAGCTCCCCAAGGAGACCAAGACCCTGCTCACCTACGTCAACAACCGCCTCGAAACAGTCTAAGGACCAACATCATGTGTCTTCTCGTATCTCAACCCGCCAGCGTCGACTTCACTGACGCTTTCCTCCTCGACGTCTACGGCAAGAACGAAGACGGCCTGGGCATCATGTACGCCGAAGCCGGCAAGCTGCACATCTACAAAGCTCTGCCCGCCAACGGCCAGGACTTCGTCGACTTCTACCGCAAGCACGGCTCCAAGCGCGACTGCATCTGGCACGCCCGGATGAAGACGCACGGCGACATCGACATGGAGAACTGTCACCCGTACCACGTGACCGACGACATCTGGATGGCCCACAACGGCATCCTGTCCACCGGCAATGATGCGGACCACAGCAAGTCCGACACGTGGCACTTCATCAAGAACGTGTTGCGTCCCGCCCTGACCGCTGATCCCAACCTCATGCTCGACCCGGAGTGGATCGCCTTCATGGGCAGCATCATTGGCGGCTCCAACAAGTTCGGCCTGCTGAGATCTGACGGCGAGATCTGCGTCATCAACCGCAAGTCCGGCGTGGAGTTCTCCAACTCCTGGCTCTCCAACACCTACGCCTGGACGCCGTCGCGCTTTGGGTTTCAAAGTCCGCAAGCGGCGCGGCAAGGCCACTACGGCAGCTTCAACCGGATCGAGGAAGACGAAGTCGATAGCTGGCGTTCCGGGTACGTCAACTGGCCGCAAAAGTCCATCGACTGGCGCGACCAGCAAGCCGCAAAGGCCAAGCCTGCTCAGACGGTCATGCTCGAACTCGAAGACGAAGGGCTCGACATCAACGTCACACAGGTGACCGAGCACCAGCTCAAGAAGTTCGTCCGCGCCGCGTTCAACCAGTGGTCACGCCGTGGTCTGGCTGGCCTGGAGCAGTGGGTCTACGACGCACCCGCCAAGGCCGCCCAGGTCCTGGCGCACTGGTACGACGACCTCGACGCCGTCGAGCTTGTGGACCTCGTCTACAAGGACCCGGATCAGGCTGCTGAGTGGATCGAGGACCTCTTCAAGTCTGACTCCGTGACGCCAAGCTGGGTGTCATGAACGACGACTGGGAGCAGCACGTCCTCCTGGAAATCAGCGACGCCTTCGGCGACGGCGAACGCCTCCAAGCAATCCAGGAGGCACTCATGTTGATGTGGCAACGGGACCTCATGCCAGAGGAGACCAGCAACCGCATCTGGCTCTACTTCTACGACATCGGAGGGCTATGACCCAACTGATCACGAAGGGTCACAGGTGGCTTCGGCCACTTGTGGGCGACCTCAAGGGAGAGGTTGTCGTTCTCAACCACCTCAAGCTGCCAGCAAGGCAGCAGATGCCGCGCTTCCAGCTCGTCAGTGCGAGAGGCGGCTTCGGCTGCGAGGACGGATCCATGGGCCGCAAGGTCTTCGGCAGCCACCTCGCAGACGGAGGCGACTGCACGTACTTCCGCAGCAGCTTCGTCGGCATCGCCACGCCCGAACTCATCGCCCTTGCAATGGCGGACACCACGCCAGTCAAGGCCATCGACCTGTCACTGCGTGAGTACCTGCTCATCGCCAAGGACGGCTCGACCGAGAGAGGGCAAACCGTGGAGCAGGCGCGGCAGCGCTTGCGCCTCATCTCCAGCGCCTGCGTGGTGGCCGCCTACGAGGTCCACCCGGAGTCCTGGGTCACCGAGCTTGGCTTCATCTCGTACCCGGATGGAGCGCCGCCAGTCGAGGTACGCATCAGGAAAGGAAAGGAATGGACCGCGTCGCACTAAAACTGCGACGGTTTCTGGAGAAAGCACACCTCCGGGTCGAGTCAATCGCTCGGTCCGGGGGTGGTCACTACAAAGCAATCGTCACCAACGAACATGAAATCAAACGCATCGTTATCCTCCCTGCCACCCCATCAGATCACCGATGGGAGCGCAACAAACTCTCCGAGCTTCGAAGAATTTTCGTCAAAGAAGCGCCGAGGCGGAAAGTACAAAATGACAATAACCGAACAGCGTGAGGCGGCTAGCCTCTACAAGGAAAACGCTGCGGGCGTAACGGCTATCGCTTCGCTGTACGGCGTTCACAGCTCCACGATCTATGACGTACTGGACCGGTTCAATGTGCCAAGACAGAGACCCGGCCTGTCGCTGTCCGCGTCTTTGAGAATGAAGCAGTACTGGAACAGCGAGAGAGCTAAAGCCCAGCAGACGGTGTACTCGCCGGACCTGCGTGACCAGTACTTGGTCGCCGAGCAGCCATCACCCTCGGCTGGCGTGGACATCGACGCCGTTCACGTCAAGGCCACGCGCAAGCCCCGCAAGCGCAAGAGCTGGCTGAGACGCACCCTGGACAAGCTGTTCGGCAGAAGGTAGAGAGTCAAGACGTCCCGTCACGCCCACCAGGGCGTGCGGGTCGTCTTTTCGTTTTGCCCAACAGGCGAATCAATCACTACACGCAGCCACCAAAGAAAAGCCCCGGGCAGGATGATGACTAGCCTTGCGCCGGGGCTTTCAGCTCACCGCATATGGGTGCAGCCACATGGCTGTCGCTAAG